ATAGACTTGCGTCTAGATATACAAAAGCTTTAGCTAGATCTATGAGTAATGCTAAACAAGTAAAATCAGTCGAGCCTCTAATTCAAGGTCTTCCAACTACGGATAACTTTGATTCAGGTGACGGTGTATCTTTATTTAATACATCACACCCAACAGTGGCTGGAACTTTTGCTAATACTTTAGCAACTCAAGCTGACCTTAACGAAACTTCATTGGAGCAGTCTTTAATTGACATCGCTGCGATGAGTGACGAAAGAGGTTTAAGAATCGCTGCTAGAGGAATAAAAATGATTATTCCTTCTGAGCTACAATTCACAGCTGAAAGATTGATGAAGTCTCAAGGTAGAACTGGAACAGCTGATAATGATGTCAATGCAATCGTATCTATGGGTATGATTCCGCAAGGATACAGAGTTAATAACTATTTAACTGACTCTGATGCATTTTATATCTTAACAGACGTACCTAATGGTATGAAAATGTTCAACAGAGCTCCATTGACAACTGCAATGGAAGGCGACTTTGATACTGGAAACGTTAGATACAAAGCTAGAGAAAGATACAGCTTCGGCGTATCAGACCCTAGAGGTATCTTCGGCGTTGAAGGTGCGTAATCAATAAATTTTATGGGGCCGCCTTAAAACGGCCCCATTTACAATATAAACGGTGAGATTCATGAAAAATTTTTTAGTTAACATTTGGGCATACAATTATCATGCCAAATTTGAAGTATTATCTGAAGATAATGCAGAATCCCTAGAAAATGCAATCCTTGACAAACTTGGAGAAAAGAGTATAAAATGGGAAGATCTTGGAAATAGTTATAATGACAAGATCAACAGAATAACCTATGAGGAGGTTATACATGATACAAGACCTATACAAACAAAAAAGGTCCTTGGAGTTGAAGTGGGAACAGGAGCATCTATCTAATGGTAGATATACTCTTGAGATGGTCAAAATTGATGATAGAGTCAAAGAGATCATTACAAAGATCAAGCTAGAAGAAGCTGAGATAGCCCACAGGCAAAATACTATTGAAGGTGCCGCTCCACAAGTTTCTGTAGCTACTTAATCAAAAGCTACATCGTTGGAATAAATCCACTCCACACTACAGGCTCTCTTGCACTCTACTAAAAACTAGTATATAAATTACTCACTATACATAATAAATGTTAAATGTAGACGCGTATAGTCGACAACCCTAGGGACTACATTTAAAATATCTAGGAGGATATTAATATGGCAACAACTACATTTTCGGGACCAGTAAAAGCGGGAACGATAAGAGAAGGAGCTAGTGCAAACGCAGGTTTTGTATTAATGGCTCAATCAGCAGTGATAGATATCATTGGTGCAACAGCTACAACAAACGTAGGAATTATTCCTGCAAATTCACAAATTGTAGATGTAGTATTAAACGTTACAACTGTTTCTAACGATGGTGGAACTGCAACAGTTCAAGTTGGACATGCAGGTGATACTGATGAGTATTTACCAGCTACTAACGTAAAAGCTTTAGCTACAACTAGAGGTACTATACAAACTGATGGTACAGACATTGGTACATCAGACCAAACTGTAACTGCAACTTACACAGCAGCTAACGGTGATGGTACTACAGGTGCAGCTACTGTTACTGTTTTGTACATACAAAATAATAACTTAAGTTAATAAATAATTAGTGTGGGGCTTCGGCCCCACATAAATTTAATGGAGAAAAATTATGGCAACATCAGATCAACAGTTTTCTACAAGAACTTCTGACGGTAGATTTGGTAGAGCAACAGACGCATCATCTAATTTTATTGGACCAGCTAGAATAACTTATATTCAAGTTGAAGGCGTAGCTAACAGTAACATTAAACTTTATGATGGAACAGATGCAACTGGGGCTTTAGTATTCGAAGGTAATTGTGGAACTGAAGGGTTAGACATTTATGTACCAGGAAGTGGTATCAGATGTAGAACTGGAATATATTTAGATTTAACTAATACTACTTCGGTTACTATCGGATATACTGGCTAGGAGGCTAAATGGCTAACACTACCTCTCAAACTACAACGTTTGACAAAACGTTTTCTATTGATGAAATAATAGAAGACGCTTTTGAACGTATTGGTTTAAATTCAGTAGCTGGTTATCAAATGAAATCAGCAAGAAGATCCCTTAACATTTTATTTCAAGAATGGGGTAATAGAGGTATTCACTATTGGGAAATAGGTGAACTTGATCTTGATTTAATTCAAGGACAAGCTGAGTATAAATTTTTTAGATCAGCTGCAGATGGTACGAGTGCTACTTCAAATCCAAACGGTATTTATGGAATATCCGATGTTCTTGAAGCACAGTTAAGAGGTAATAGAACTCAAACTACTCAATCAGACAGCCCTATGACTAAAGTTGATAGATCAACTTATGCAGGTTTTTCAAATAAACTTTCACAAGGAACACCTAATCAATACTGGGTTCAAAGATTTATAGATCATGTTAGTATCAGTATTTATCCTACACCAGATTCAACTAATGCATCTAAAGATATGCATTTCTACTACATAAAAAGAATTCAAGATGTTGGAGATTATACAAATGCAACAGATGTTCCATTTAGATTTGTGCCTTGTATGACTGCAGGACTAGCTTTTTATTTAGCACAAAAATATCAACCACAATTAGTTCAACAAATGAAACTATATTATGAAGATGAATTAGCTAGAGCATTAGCAGAAGATGGTTCAGCTTCGAGTACATTTATTACACCTAAAGCTTATTACCCAGGAGCATAATGGCAAAGTACGCAACAGGAAAACATTCAAAAGCAATATCTGATAGATCAGGTATGGAGTTTCCGTACAGAGAAATGGTTAGAGAATGGAATGGTGCATTTGTACATGTATCTGAATATGAACCAAAGCAACCACAACTTGAACCAAAACCAATAGGTGGTGATGGTATTGCATTATTAAATGTTAGACCAGATAGAACAGAACCTATTACAACTGTAATGATTTCTAATAATGGTTTTGAAACATATGAAGCAGGATCTGGAATTATAAATGTTTTTTCTCCTGGACATGGTTTAACAAATGGAACAACTTATTTATTTAGAGGTCCACCAACAATTTCACCTGGTACCGGTACAGAGTCTAATCCTGTTTTTGCTTATGCAACTATTCCTAACTTTGATGGAATAACTGGTGCACAAATAGGACAAGGTTCAGGGTATGCTATTACAACAGGGAAATATAAAAATGATCTAAGAGATACAACAGATTATTCAATAACTAATTTTTTCTATTTTACAGTTAACTCAGATACTGCTACAACAGGTAATATAAAAGGAGGAGGCTACGGTTGTTCCGTTGGGCCTATAACAATAGAAGCATGATAAATAAAATTTGGAATTGGATAAAAAATATATTTAAACCTGAAAAACAAGATCCACATCTTGTTTTGTATGAGGAGCCACAAGAAGAAACTGCTAAACAAAAAAAGATACGTTTAAAGCATAAAGGGGATATTAAATAATGGCTGGATTAAGTTATAGCGATTTAGTTACAAATATTAGAAATTATACAGAAACAGATTCTAATGTTTTAACCACAGCTGTTTTAGAGAACATAATTTTAAATGCTCAATATAGAATAATGAGGGATATACCTATTGATTCTGATAGAAAACAACAAGAAGGTAATTTAGTTGTAGGTCAAGAAACTATTAATGCTCCAGCAGGGGCATTATTTATTAGAGGTATTCAAGTATATGATTCAACATCTGCTATAACAGGAGCGAATGTTTGGTTAGAAAAAAAAGATGTAACTTATTTACAAGAATATGTGCCATCTACAGAATCAGCAAAAAGAGGACAACCCAAATATTATGCTATGTATGGTGGAGCAACAGGAAATACTGACACTACATCTGGTAGAATGATGTTTGCTCCGGTCCCTGATGCAACATATAAATTTAGGGTTCATTTTAATGTCATGCCAGCTACTTTAGAGTCTGGAAATCAAACTAATTATATTAGTCTTAATTTTCCAAATGGTCTATTATACTGCTGTTTATCAGAAACTTATGGATTTTTAAAAGGTCCAATAGATATGTTGACATTATATGAAAATAAATATAAACAAGAGGTACAGAAGTTTGCTAATGAGCAAGTTGGTAGAAGACGAAGAGACGACTATACTGATGGTGCTGTTCGTATACCAATAACATCGGCAAACCCGTAGGAGATTAAATTATGGCAATAACATCAGCAGTTTGTACTAGTTTTAAAGTAGAACTTTTAAAAGGAGTTCATAATTTTACAGCTACAACAGGAAACACATTTAAAATAGCACTATACACAAGTTCAGCTTCATTAGGAGCAGGCACTACAGCTTATTCAACATCGAATGAAATTACAAATTCATCTGGAACTGCTTACACAGCAGGAGGCGCAACTCTTACAAGCGTAACTCCAGTCGCTGATAGCACAACTGCAGTTTGTGATTTTAATGATGTAAGTTATACTTCAGCGTCTTTTACAGCAAATGGTGCTTTAATTTATAATGATACAGCTTCTGGTGACCCGGCATGTGCTGTTATAGCATTTGGTTCTGATAAAACTGTAACTAGCGGAACTTTTACAATTCAATTTCCAACAGCAGACGCAACCAACGCTATTATAAGAATAGCATAAGGAGGCACTCCTTATGGCTACTTCAATCTGGGGCGGAGACGATCCACTCGTAGCATGGAATCAAAATTCATGGCAATCTAATGTTGCAACTGTTTCATTAACAGGTGTATCTGCAACCACATCAGTTGGAACTGTAAAATCTTTTCCTGAGGCAGGATGGGGATCTGATGGTTGGGGCGAAGATGGTTGGAGTGGAACTTTTATAGTAGAGTTAACTGGAGTCTCTGCAACAACATCTGTTGGTTCTGTATCAGTAAGTGCTGAAATAGGTTCTGGTTGGGGTAGAGGTGAATGGAACAACAACGAAGGTTGGGGTATTCAAGGAACAGTTCTGCTTGATGGACAATCAGCTACAACAAGTGTAGGTTCAATATCTCCTGCTGATGTAATGGGATTAACAGGAGTCTCTGCAACAGTAAGTGTTGGATCACCTACTATAATTGGTAATGTTTCATTTACATTAACAGGAGTTTCTGCAACAGTAAGTGTTGGATCAATATCACCTGCCGACATAGTAGGACTAACAGGTCAAGCTATGACTTCTGCAGTAGGTTCAATATTACCTGCAGACGTAATTGGAGTTACGGGAGTTTCTGCAACAACAAGTGTTGGTAGTCCAAATATTACATCAAATCCTCTTGTCCTACCAACTGGAGTTTCTGCAACTGTTTCTGTCGGAGCATTAGCACCAGCAGATGTAATGGGATTAACAGGAGTATCCATGACTTCTGCAGTAGGATCTTTAAGTCCTCCTGTTGTTATGGGATTAACAGGTGTTTCTGCAACAGCTTCTGTAGCTATATTTGGCACTTCAACAGGTTTTGGAATTCAAGCATATTCAAGCGTTGACACTGGTTCAAATTCATCGTATACAAATGTTGCAACTGGATCAAATACAAGTTATAGTGACGCTGCATAGGAGATAAAATTTATGGCATCAACATATACACCTTTAGGGGTAGAACTACAAGCAACTGGTGAAAACGCAGGAACTTGGGGAACAAAAACTAATACAAATTTACAAATTATAGAACAAATTTCTGGTGGATACATTTCAAAAAGTATTGCAGGTGGTGCACAAACTACAGCTTTATCTGTTTCTGATGGAGCAACAGGTGCAGAACTTTCACATAGAATGATCGAATTTACAGGTACAATATCTGGAAATCAAATTGTAACTATACCGATTGATGTCCAAAACTTTTATATTTTAAGAAATTCAACTTCAGGATCTCACACAGTTCAATTTAAATATGCTTCTGGTTCAGGAGATTCTTTTACATTTGCAGCTGGAGATAAAGGTGATAAAATTGTTTTTGCAACAGCAAACGATGGTACAAACCCTGATATAGATACACTAGCTATTGGAACAGGTATTTCTGCTGTTGTCGATGATACTACACCACAATTAGGTGGCAATTTAGATGTTAATGGAAATGATATTGTTTCTACTTCAAATGCAGATATTGATATTGTTCCAAATGGAACTGGTGATGTTGTTCTTTCAGCAGATACAGTAAAAGTTGGAGATAGTGGTGCAGCCGCTACTCTTACGTCAAATGGTGCAGGAGCACTAACTGTTACTACTGGAGGCGCTGCAGATCTAGTTTTAAGCACAAATAGCGGAACAAACTCTGGAACTGTTACTATTACAGATGCTGCTAATGGAAATATTACCGTAGCACCAAATGGAACAGGTAGAGCAAAAGTAACTAATGCAACATCAAGTTCAACACAAACTGTAACTACTGATGGAAAAGGTCTTGTCTTCTCCATGGTTTTCGGGTATTAATATAGAAGGAGATTATAAAAAATGGCAACACCAAATTTAGTAAATATAGCAACGATCACACCTAAAAATGCTATGGGTAGTTTATCTGATACAAACAGAACTACAATGATAGATGTTCCTGCAGAAACTGCAGTAAGAATTGATACAATATTATTAGCAAACATTGATGGAACTAACGCTGTTGACGCAACAGTAGAAATTAGTAATGACAATGGTTCAACTTATTATAAAATTGCAAGTACAATATCTGTACCTGCAGATTCAACATTAGATTTAATTGCTAGACCTATATATTTAGATGAAACAGATTTAATTGCTGTTACAGCCGGAGCTGCAAACGATTTAGCTTTTCATGTTTCTTATGTAGAAATGGTTGATTAATTTTAGGGAGGAAAGAAAACAATGCCAAGAATTATAAAATCAGCTAAAGGAACTTTCACAACATCTACCGTAACTATTGATTCTTCAGGAAGAGTTGTTGCAGCAGCAACAGGTTCTGCTGGAGGTGCAAACCAAGTTCCAGCATTAATGGTAACAGATGGAACTAACGGTACTTACACTGCAAGTAATAATGCTAATTTTGGATTAGCTTATGTCTACGCTGGCGGTGGCGGCGGCGGTGGCGGCGGAAATTATCCAGGAAATGAAGGTGGAGACGGCGGAATTGGTGGAGAAGGTGGTTTTGGAGTTTTTGGTTTTCCTATCTCTGGAGGTGAATCACATAATTATACTATTGGAACAGGAGGAAGTGGTGGAACTTCTGCTGGTCCTATTACAAATGGAAATGCTGGTCAAACAGGTCAAGCAACTACACTAACAAATGTGGGAACTGCTAATGGTGGTGGCGGTGGAACGGGTGGCCCAAGACAAGGTGGAAACGTTAACACTCCAGGATCAGGTGGAACAGCACCAAGTTCATTATTTGCTTCTGCAGTAAATGAGGCTAAAAAAGTTCACTCAGGTGGAGTGCCATATGGTGGTGGCGGAAATGGTGGAGCTCAAGGTAATCCAGGTGGAAGCGGACAAGCTGGTGGTGGCGGTGCTTTATTCATTTATGAGAATGTAGGGGAATAATGGCTATATTTATTTTTGCAAAAAATTCAAACGATCAAACAGGTGCTTTATGTAATATTGTTGAAAGTCAAACTGTATTAGATAATAATTGGAATGGCGATCCTTCAAATTATGACATGGTAACTGTATCAGATGAACTTTTTAATTCTGTTAGATTACAAGAAAAAGAAGTAGTTTCTAAAAATGGAGACACTGTAAACACAACAGATTTATCCATAGCTTTTACTTTTAGATCGGGTTTAACACAGGATATTAACGTTAAAGTTAATCAAATGGATAACTGGTTAAAAATAAATTCTTCAAAACCTTTAGCTAGTTCTGTTACAACATATAAAAATTTTATAGATAGTATAGATGTTAACAGTTTAATTACTGATCCATCTGCTGATGCAACATTCGATGAAACAACTGGTTTGTATTCTGACGGAACACCTTTAAATTCTTCTTTAGAAAAATATGCTGAAGATCAAGGTATTACAGCAGTTAACGGTAGTCAGCTTTTATAGTTTACTTTATACGTTTTTTAACGTATAAATTTATTTATGTTTAGAAAGACAATAGAATTTATAGCTAATAAAAAATATGTTGATTCAAAACAAGATCAACCTATTCCAATAAAATTAAATATACCAGAATGGTATAAAAAATTAAAACATTCTGTTGATAAAAGAACTGTTAAAGGCTGTATGCCTTTTTTAGATTCTATGAGCACTGGATATTTATTAAAAGTTCCAATAGATATAAAAATAAGACATAATGTACCTAATGAAGAAACAGGTGAAAAAGATGGTTATTGGAGAACAGGAACTATAGATTCAAACTTAATGAAAGCTGAAAGAATAAATGTAAATGGTCAAAAACCAGATACTCATTCTTCTTTTCAATTAGAAGGATCTCCAACTGTTGAAAAAAACAAAAACTTACCTTTTTATAAAATATTAAATCCTTGGGTTATAAAAACACCTCCAGGATATTCTTGTTTATTTGTGCCACCTTTAAATAATAGTGATGATAGATTTTCTATTATCCCTGGAATTGTTGATACAGACACATACAATCAAGAAGTTAATTTTCCTATAGTTATAAATGGAGACAAGTATGAGGTTTTAGATACAATGATAACAAAAGGAACTCCTTATGTTCAAATCATTCCTTTTAAAAGAGATAGTTGGGAAATGAAAATAAAAGGAGAATCAGTAGATAAATTTAAAACAAGAAGTATGTTTTTTCCTTTTACAATTTTAAATAATTACAAAAAAAATATCTGGAATAAAAAATCATGGACTTAAAAAATTATGTGTATATTAGAGACGATCTAATTCCAGTAAATATAGTTAGTAGTCTTATAAAATTTTCAAATTCTTTAGATTTTACTCCAGCTTATGTAGGGGGTGAGGAAACAGCTGTGATAGATCAAAGTATAAGAAATACTTATGCATATTCTTTAACAAGTCCCCACTCTTCTTTAACTCATTGTCATCGTTACAATCTTTTACATTATTATTTTAGTACAGCAATTAAAGAATATCTTGAAAAAATTAATGTACAAGACCCTGATCCAAAATTTTTAAAAATAAAAACTATAGATGTTTTAAAATATAAAGAAGGTGGTTTTTATAAATACCATATTGATCATTTTGACAAAGAACCAAGAACTTTTAGTTGTATACTTTTATTAAATAATGATTATGAAGGTGGAGAACTTTGTTTTAGATATCCTGATACAACAAGAGAGTGGACAGTGGAGAAAAAAGCAGGCAGGATTATAGTTTGGCCAAGTAATTTTTTATATCCACATAGTGTAAAACCTGTTACGAAAGGAATAAGATATTCGGTAGTATCATGGGCAATATAAAAGAATTTAAATATAAAAAAATAGAAAACTTTCTTACAAAAGAACAAATATCATTAATGAGTCATTACTGTAAATTAAAACATATTGTAAACAAAGATAGTTTTGATTTTGTACAAAGCAATGTTGGAGATACTCGTTTTTATGCAGATCCTCTTATGGAAGCTTTAATGTTAGATAAGAGAAAATTATTAGAGCAAGAAACAGGGTTGGAGTTATTACCCACCTATTCTTTTTGGAGAATGTATACTAAAGATGGTAGTTTAAAAAGACACAAAGACAGACACCCTTGTGAAATAAGTGTAACTGTAATGATAGGATCTTGCGGAGAGTCGTGGCCAATATACATGGATGAAAAACCAATTGAAATGAAACCAGGAGATGCTGTTATATATTTAGGATGTGATATTTGGCATGAAAGAAAACCTTTTACAGGAGATTGGCATGCTCAATCTTTTATGCATTATGTAGATAAGAATGGATCTTATGCTGATGAAGCTTTGGATAAAAGACAATTTTTTTGTATGCCTGGAGTTAGATAATGCAATTTAAACAATATAAAAAAGATGGATCGTGTGATTTACAATTTAGTTGGAAAGAAAGACTTATTATATTATTTAAAGGAAAAATTTATTTTTCTGATACTGCTTTAAGACATTTTGGTAATATGTTAGTAAGTATAGTTGCAAACTGGCAAAAAGATTTTAATGAAAAAACTAAAAAAGAAGTAACTTATCGAGATAAAACAAAAATAGAAATAAAATGAAAGTAATAAAAAACTTCTACGATAAAGATAAATTTGAAGAAATACAAAAACTTATATTAGGATCTAATTTTCCTTTTTATTTTAATGATGGTGTTGCAGATCCTGAACAAACAAATGATTTTTATTTTACACATACTTTTTACAAAGACTATCAACCAACCAGTCCATATTACAAAATGTTAATACCTATAATAGATATGATAAAACCAAAATCTCTTGTAAGAATTAAAGCTAATTTGTATCCAAGAACTGAACAATTACATCATCATAAAAAACATGAAGATTTTGATTTTGATAATTATGGATTAGTTTTATCTTTAAATAATTGTGATGGTGGAACACAAATAGGAGATAAGTTTATTCCATCAATAGCTAATCAAGCTATTATTTTTAAAGCTAATGTTCCACATAATAGCACCACTTGTACGGATGAAAAAGCTAGATTTAATATAAATTTTAACTACATATAAAATTAAAACTAATTCCGTATTTAATTTTATTGGTATGATTTTTAATTGCTTTATGTTTTAAGAAACCATTGAATAATGCAAACGATCCTTTCTCTGGTTTAATTGTTTGATCAATCTCTGGAAAATGTAAAGTTTGTTCATGGTTGTGTAGATATATAACTCCAGACCATAAAGAACTTGCATGATCGTGTTCTACAGTTTCTCCATTTGGAGAAACTTTTATACCCCAAGAATCTGTTAAATAGTAATGTCGTAATGAAATGTTTTTGTCTACGTAAGCTATAAATTGTGAAATTATTTTACCAAATTCTTCATCGTGATTAAAATAAGTATACGAGGTCATTTGATCTTTTACGTTTGTTTTAAAACTCATATTGTCTTCTTTTTTAATACCCTCTTCTATTTTTTTAATAAAATAATTTGCGTCAATATCGACTACCCCTTGAATAAAAAAGTAATCTCTTAATATTTTTTTTTCAAAATGCTTGTTTATGTTTATATTCATTCTGTATTTTTCCTTGTAAAATAGCATATAAAATGCTTTAAACATATAAAAATCTATAATATAGTCCCGATATGCTACAAAAAATAGGATTTCAGCCAGGTATAAATAAACAAATCTCAGAGACTACTGCAGAAAGTCAATGGGTAGATTGCGACAATGTACGTTTTAGATATGGCACACCTGAAAAAATAGGTGGCTGGAAGCAACTAGGGACTGATGATTTAACAGGAGCCACTAGGGGTCTTCATCATTTTGTAAATAGCTTAGGCAGAAAATACGCAATCATTGGTACAAACAGAATTTTATATGCTTACTCAGGTGGTGTTTTCTATGACATACACCCAATTGATACAACCACTACGCTTACAAATGCTTTTAGTACCACTAATGGATCACCAACAGTTACAATAACTTTTTCGAGTGCTCACAATATGCAACAAGATGATATTATTCTTTTAGATAATTTTACTACTATAACCAATTCAAATTTTAGTGCATCTGATTTTGATGATAAAAAATTCATGATAACATCTGTACCTACAACCACTACTCTTACAATTACAATGCCTTCAAATGAAACAGGATCTGGTGCAACTACATCTGGTGGTATTAGAGTTCAACATTATTATACGGTAGGACCAGCTGTTCAAGCACAAGGATTTGGTTATGGATTAGGTTCTTGGGGTGGACCAGAAGCAGGAGCAACTACAACTACACTCAATGGTGCAATTAATGATTCAGTCACTAGTATTGTTTTAACAGATGCTTCACAATTTCCTGATACTGGAACAAACTTTGTTATAATAGATTCTGAAGAAATTTCTTACACTGGTATTACTAGTAATACATTAACAGGATGCACAAGAGGAGTCGCTGGTACAACAGCAGCCTCTCACAGCGATGGTGCAACGGTTACAAATTCAACTGATTATGTTGCATGGGGTGAAGCTGCGTCAGGAGATTTAGTTATTGAACCTGGTATGTGGTCACTAGATAATTTCGGTGACAAAGCAATTTGTTTAATTCACAATGGTAGTGTTTTTGAATGGGATTCATCTTTATCAAGTGCAACGACTACAAGAGCTACAGTTATATCCGGTGCACCAACAGCATCACGACACATGGTTGTATCTACACCAGATCGTCACTTAGTATTTTATGGCACAGAAACAACAATCGGTGATACATCAACACAAGATGATATGTTCATCAGGTTTTCAGACCAAGAGGATATAAACACTTACACACCTACAGCAACCAATACAGCTGGTACACAAAGACTGGCCGATGGATCACGGATCATTGGAGCAATTAGAGGTAGAGATGCACTTTATGTTTGGACTGATACAGCATTGTTCACTCAACGTTTTGTTGGTCAACCATTTACTTTTGCCTTTGCACAAGTTGGAACTAACTGTGGACTTGTTGGCCAGAACGCATGTGTTGAAGTTGATGGTGCTGCGTACTGGATGTCAGAAAATGGTTTCTTTAGATATGCTGGTAAATTAGAATCATTACCATGTTTAGTAGAAGATTTTGTTTATGATGACATAAACTTAACATCAGGTAATCAAATGGTATCAGCAGGATTAAATAATCTGTTTGGCGAAGTTATATGGTTTTACCCAACTTCATCTTCTTCTGTAGTAAATAGAATGGTAGCCTATAATTATTTTGACTCATCACCACAAAGACCTGTTTGGACAAATGGAACACTATCTAGAACAATGTGGAAAGACTCTGCCGTATTTGGTTCACCACACGCTACATTATATGATGCAGATACAGACACATCTTTTGATGTAGTTGGAAATACAGATGGCATAACAACTTACTATGAACATGAAATAGGAACTGATCAAAATAAAAATGGAGTCATAACCGCAATTACTTCAAACATATCTTCTGGAGATTTTGATATTACACAACAAAGAGCAGCAACTGGTCAGGTAACAGGTGTTGCAACTTTTAAAGGAGATGGTGAGTTCTTAATGAAAATAAGAAGATTTGTACCTGACTTTATAACACAAACAGGAACAACTAGAATTACATTACAATTAAAAAACTATCCTAATGATAGTCAAACAGGTTCTCCACTTGGACCTTTTGATATAACTCCTACCACACAAAAAGTAGATACTCGTGCAAGAGCTAGAGCGGTAGCTATGAAAATAGAAAACACAGCAACTAGTCAAAGTTGGAAACTAGGAACTTTTAGATTAGATACACAACCAGATGGACGTAGGTAATGGCAAAGATAGTACAAGTAATAACTAGACCGTCAAACGAATATGACATACAAACTGCAGAAGCTCAAGTAAGAGATCTTGATGCTATTGTTGAAAAATTAAACTCAACATTTCAAGAAGAATTAAAAGAAGAAATTGAAGCATTTAACTTTTTTGTAAACTAATATGGCTAATCAATATAAATTCGTAGGTATAGACAACAGCACAACAGGGAGTGCACTTACTCCTTTTGGATCAGGAAACCCTTTAGTTAGTGAAACTTATGTTATTAAGTCTATATTGGTGACTTCTGCTGGAACACCAACAGTCACAGTTACAAATAACAGTATTACAGCTATTAAATCAGCAGCATTAACAGCTAATGTTACAACAGAATTATTAACCCAACCGCTAATAATAGAAGGTGGAAAAACCTTTACAGTTCAAGCAAGCACATCAGATTCGTTTGATGTAGCTATTAGCTATTTAAACATTAAGAAAGAGGTAACAACATAATGATAGAGCTACAACCAGATAAGGTAATAGAAAAGATAAGTAATAAAAAAACAGGAGAAATATATAAAAATGATCAAGAATGGAAGAATAAAGGTATATCTCCAGAGGACATTAGAAAAGATGTAACTCTTATTATGCCAAGTCTTGATTTATTCCCAAAAACAAAATAGAATAGTAAAATGGCCATAACTAGAACTCAAATAGCAAGACAATTATATAGAATCGGTGGAGTCGGAGGACGAGCTGAAGAAGGACCTGTTGAAAGAGGTGGAGGTGGAGATAGAGGTGGATCTGATTTTGGTCAGTTTGCAAGAAGACAACAACAAAATAAAGCGTTAGAAGGTAAAGGTTTTTTAGGAAAAGATTTAGGAATAAATGTTGGTGAACAAAGTGGTTTAGCTAAAGTTGGAGATTTTATAAAAGGTGGTGGAATTACAGGAGCGATATTAAGCTCTTTAGCTGGAGCCTTTCCGAGTAGCGGAACTACAAAACCAGTTAGTCCTTTTACTAGAGATGATAATAAACAGATGGATTCTTCAATACCTTTATGGGCACAATTAGGTTTTAATAATGAAGAAGACTATTTAGCATCATTACAAGCACAAGAAACTATGGACCAAGAACCAGAGGTAGAGGTAGAAGAACCTTTTGAAGTATCAAGAAGATTTAGAGCTGAAGGTGGTATCATGAATACTGATGTTGTAGGTGGTGAATACGATTTTGAATCTGCAAGACAGATGTATGGTCTAGGTAAACTTGTTAAAAAAGTTACAAGAACAGTTAAGAAGATTGCAAAGTCACCAATAGGTAAAGCTGCATTATTATATACAGGTGCAGGTGGTCTTGGTAATTTAGCAGCAGGACAAAGTTTTTTTAGTAATTTTGCAAGACCTGGATTTCTTGGAAATGTAGGATCTATATTTAGTGGAGATGGCATAAGAAATATTTTAGTTGGAAGACCAGAGTCAATAATAAGTCCTAAAGGCAGTGATATATTTAGACAAGCAGCAACAAAAGGCATATTTGGCACAGGTGGTAATTTAAATCCTTTAACCGCAATATCAGCAGTATCAGCAGTATCAGGACTACTAACACCTGAACAAGAAGAAGAGGCACAATTAATTTCAGATCAAACAGGAATAGACATAGAAGAAATAAGAGCTAACCCTGATAAATATTTAGCAAGAAGATTTAGAGCTGAAGGTGGATCTACAGAGGGTAAAGAACCTGTAGCTAAAAAGACTATGCCATTATTAGATATGGATGGAAAAGAAATGGATTTAAGAGCTGAAGGTGGGTTTGTACCTATAGGACGTATGGAAAAAGCAGATGACGTCCCTGCAAGATTATCAAAGAATGAGTTTGTATTTACAGCTGATGCTGTTAGAAACGCCGGCGACGGAGATGTAGACAAAGGCGCAGAAGTTATGTATAACATGATGAAGAACCTCGAATCCGGAGGTGACGTATCTGAAGAATCGCAAGGATTAGAAGGCGCTAGAAAAATGTTTCAAACATCACAAAGATTAGAGGAAGTATTATAATGGCTATTCAACAAGTACAAAATTTACCTGCACAATTCGTTCAAGATCTAGGACAAGATTTAGCAAAACAAGTTGTGTCACAATCAGGCGTACCTGTAGTATCAACTGGTATTGCTGGTATATCACAACAACCTGGTGAAACAGCTGCTGATTTTGCAGCAAGACAAAGTGCTGCTCAACAATTTACAACAAGACAACAAAGTTTATCAGGCCTTGCACCACAAGTAGCAGGTCAAGATGCACTACAAACACAAGCACAAAATTTAGCAACCCAAGGTGTAGGATCTTTTCAACCATTTTTACAACAAGCACAAACTGCTGGAACAGCAGCTGGAACAGCATTAGGTGGAGTAGGTTTAGGAGCAACATCTTTTCAACAAGGCGTACAAGACTTTATGTCTCCGTATCAATCACAAGTAATTGATGCAACACTTTCAGAATTTGATCGTAATACGCAAATACAACAACAAAGTATAAGAGATCAACAAGCAGCTTTGGGTGCGCTCGGCAGTGGTCGAGCGGGAGTGCAACTCGCAGAGTTTGGCACAGGGGCTGCGAGAGAACGAGCATTATTACAAGCCGGTCTCTTGCAACAAGGTTTTGGTCAAGCGTCAGCCGCTAGACAACAAGATATCGCTAACAGAGGTGCATTTGCAGCACAACAACAAGGCTTAGGTCAATTTCAAGCAGCGTTAGGTCAAGCACAACAAGGTGCAACAGGTACAGATATTTCACGTTTAGGTCAGTTGGGCGCACTGAACCAAGCGCAAGCACAAGCTCAACTTGATGCACAAAGAGAAGCAACAAGACAAGCAGCTTTCTTACCACAAGAACAATTAGACAGGTACGCTGCACAAGTTACAGGAATCATGGGTGGATATCCTGGTCAAACACAAACAACAAATGTACCTAACCCTACACCATTACAAACTGCGTTAGGAGTTGGAACAACACTGGCTGGTATTTATGGAGCACTTCAACCAAACGCTAATATTCAATTTGGGTTTAATAAATAATTATGAACAGGACTTTAAAAAGACCAATGTTTAGAATAGGTGGATCAGCAGGAACTGGTATTACATCAGGACTAGATCAACCAAGAAAACAATATGCACAAGGAACACCTAACCCATACGCACCTAGTGTTAATTTTGGTGGCGTGCCAGGTTTTTTAACTGGTCTTGGTTTAAATTTATTATCGACACCACCACAAGGCGGCTTACTAGCTACTGCAGCGACCGCGGCTCAAGGACCATTTAAAAACTTACAAGAGAGTCAAGCAGCACGTAGAAAATTAGAATCTGAAAAAGAATTTTTAAGAAGTGAAAGACTTGAAGGTCAAGAGTTTGAAGAAGGTTTATTAGATAAAAGACTAGAAGTTGAAAAAATGAAAATTAATTCAGGTGATAGTTTAACTGTTAATCAATTAGCTGCACAATATCTAGATGATTATGATGGTGATTTAAACAAAGCAACAAACAAGGCTAAATTCTTTTTAGAAGTAAGACCACAGCTTGCAGGCACAGTTGGAGATACACAAATAGGTGGTATTATTGAATCTGATTTAAGTAATGAAAAACAAGCTAAAGCATTTGCTCAAAGAAATAGAAATAAAGTTGGTAAAGTATTTTGGGATATAAATACTGGTAAACTTGTAAAATTAGTTAAAGACCCTGAAACAAACAAATTAGGTTTTGTAGATTTTAATATAACAGGAGACATGACACCTGATACTGAAGGTGAAATATTATCTGAAGCTAATGAAAATGAAGTTAAACCAAAACAAACAATTGAAGAAGTATTTCAACCTGGTTCAACCGAGTTAGATCAATTTATAATGAACACTGTTAAAGAAGGTAAAGAGAAAATAAAAAAAGGGATGGAAGAAGTTCCAAACTATAATATATACAGATAGAGGTTTAAATGGCAAAATTTACACCACTACTGCCAGCAGAAGAAAACAGCTCAGCAGCATGGTACACATCAGTAGGCGCGGGTTTAGTATCTGGTTTAATTAAAACTGTAGAAGGTGTAGTATCTCTTGGTGCAGAGCTCGTGGATCTTGGAGCAGACTCTAACACAGTTGCAGATGTGGAAAGATTTTTTGACGATATTAATATATTTGAAGACACGGCACAAGAAAGAGTCGCTGGTAAACTTGTAGAAACATTTACACAGATAGGTATACCAGGTGGAGCAGGTTTTAAACTTGCAACTAAATTAGCAGACAAAGCATTAAAAGCAAAAAAAGCTGGAACATATGCTAATTTAAGAGCTAAAGCTGTTCAAGATGGTATGAAGAAAGCAAAATCATTAAATGATAGAATACCTGACGGAACAAAAAGATTTGCTGCAGGTGTATTTGGTGGTGCAACAGGAGAAACACTTGTTGCTGATGTAGAAGAGATAGGAACGTTTGGAGATTTTTTTGAAGGACCGACTGCGTTAGATACAGTTGAAGGAGAAGGTAGAGAAGAAGCAGGTAGAAGAATATTAAACAGATTAAAGTTTGGTGCAGAGTCTATATTTATAACACCTTTTGTTTATGGTGTTGGTAGAGGAGGTAAGGCTCTTGCAAAACGAGGTCAAGAACTTGCATATAGTGACAGTGCATTTGAAAGATGGGTAAATAAATATATCGGTTCAGCTTTTAGACCTCAAGGAGATTTACCTAGAGAAGTATTTGAATCTGAAATGGCTAAAGCTGGATTAAAAGCAAGAGATACATTTAGAGCAAGAGAGATAGTAGAAAATATTACAAGAGAAGTAGATAAAGTATATCCACGTTCAGGTAAATTTTTTGATACATCAACTGATACACAACAAAAAGATTTTTATAAAAAATTAAATGATGTTTTATTTGAAGGTGATTTAACAAAAGAAATAAACCCAAGAGCAGTAGATGATTTAGTTAAGTTTTTAAAAAAAGCTGACATAGACGAAGAAGCTGCACAAAATATTATATTTAATTTAAATAATGCTAGAGGAGAGTTTACCAATTTAATTAATATATTAAATAAAAATGCAGGAAGTAAAAAAGCTTCTGGTGCAAAAGACCTACAAAAAATTATGAAAGAAAGAATAGAAGGATGGTTAGGTGGCACATATAGAATATTTCAAAGACCAAAAGGTTTATTTAAATTGTTTCAAAAATATAAACCAACCGATGAAGCATATTCAAATGCTATAAATTTATTTAGAAGATATTTAGCAAGAACAGATAAAAATAGAACTAAAGCTTTTGATCCTGAAGGAACAGAATATTATGAAAGAGCAAAATTTTTAGTTGATGATATTGTAAATCAAGTACAAGTTAAAAAGAAACCAGCTGGTTTACCTGATATAACATACACAAATGGTACAGCAATGTCCCAAACAAAAAGTTTTGAAAAAGCAATGGGTAGAGGCAGTAAAGTGCTTAGAGAGTTATTTGGTGAAGTACAAGACCCACGTTATTCTATATTCAATGCAATGACAAACTTATCTGCAGTTGCAAGAACTGCAACTTATTTCGATGATGTTGCAGCGCAAAACAGACAAGTTCAAGAAAGTGGTGGAAGAGGATTTTTTTGGGAAAGTGAAGACCTTGCAAAACAAGCTGTTAACTCACCAACTACAGGTATTGAAATAGTTTCATTAGATGATGTTATTCAAAAATTACCAGGTGGTAATACATTAGTCAGTCCTTTGTCTGGTAAATATACTACAAAAGAAATAGCCGAAGGTATTGAAAATATAAATGACGTAGGTGCAAGTTTAACTGGTTTAATTAGAGGTAGAGAAGGTGCTAAGGGCACAGAAAAAGCAGTTACTTGGTTCTACAGAAATTTATTATTATTTCCAAAAGGTATATCACAATTAGCAAAAACAGTTTTATCTATACCTACACACTTACGTAACTTCTTTAGTGCTGGTGCATTTGCTAGTGCAAATGGAATATTTATTGAAGGTCTAACAAATCCTGGGTTGTTAAAAAAAGCGTTTGCTGAAGGTATTGATACATCAGGGCTCTTGAAACTTGGACCAAACTCAGCAGAAGCGCAAGCAGCTTATAGAGAATTATTAGAGCTTGGAGTTGTAAACTCACAAGTGCAAATAGGAGATCTTGTTAATCTTTTAAAAGATGCAACAGGGAACCCAGGTGTTGTATCGACAGATACAATACTAAGACCTATGCTAAGTAAATTAAAAAAACTTGGAAACTTTTTTCAAGGTAAATATGTTGCAGAGGATGATACATGGAAGATTACAAACTATGTTGTTGAATTAGATAGATTAAAAAAAGCTGCAGTTAAAAGAGGTGTTGATGTAAATAACAAAGAAACATTAAAAGGGTTAAAACAAGAAGCAGCTAATATTGTAAAGAATACTGTACCAAACTACGCATACGTTGGATCTGCTGTTAAGACTGCAAGAATATTACCGATTGGTAATTTTATGTCATTTCCATCTGAAATAATTAGAACTACAACTAATATTGCAGAACAAGGATTAAAAGAAATGAGACACATACCAGCTGCAGGAGAGAAAATAATAGGAAGCAGCGTCACGCCTTATGTAAATATAGAAGGAAAAGGTTTAGTTAAAAATAACAATGAAATGTATGGAACTGGATTTAAAAGATTATCCGGTATGGCATTTACATTAGGAGCTGTGCCGACAATAGCAGTTGAAGGTGCGAAAGCAATTTATGATGTAACAGAAGAAGAGATACAAGCATTACGTCAATTCGTGCCAGAATGGTCTAAAAACTCTACACTTATACCAATAAAAACTGATGATGGTGAACTACGTTATATAGACTTTAGTCACAGTAATGCATACGATGTAATAGCTAGACCATATAGAACTTTAGTAAATAATATTATTGAAGGTCAACAAAATGATGAAACATTATTATCAGGTTTTGTTGATGGAGTATCTGAAGCTAGTGCTGAGATTATGAATCCATTTATATCAGAATCTATTTGGACAGAAGCAACAGCAGATTTAATTGTTAGAGGTGGTAGAACCAAAGAAGGTAGACAATTGTACACGGATCAAACACCAGCAGGTAATAAAGCTGCAATTAGATTTTTACATTTAGGTAATGCATTGGCACCTTCTTACAAACAATTTTTAAGATTAGGTACAGCTGCATTTGGAACTCCTGACAAACGTGGAGATTTTTTAAACATTGGACCAGAGCTAGCAGGATTTATGGGACTACGTCCTATTAAAGTAGACCCATTACAATCTATGGGATTTAAGATAGCTGATTACCAACAAGGTATTAGAAATGCTAGAAGAGAATTTACTGGTGGTTACTTTGGAATATTAAGAGGTGGTAGAATAAAACCAAACGATGTCATTAGTGCATTTTATAATTCAAACAAAGCAAGATTTGAAGTTCAACAAGAAATGAATAAAAATATTAACGCTGCTGGAATTCTTGGTGTTGACACAAGTTCATTAAGAAGAGAATTTAGTGATAGACAAATAAGTACAAAAACTTTTAACAATTTAGCAACAGGAGTATTTGAACCATATTTCCCTTCTCAAGATATTAGAAAAAGATTTGCTGAAATTGCAAATAATTTAGGAGATCCAAATGTGTATTTAGAAGTTGCACCAACATTAAGAGCCATGAAATCTTTATTTAAAGAACTACCTTTAGACTCAACATTTGATATTGATTTAGCTGATTATTTATTTGAGGAAGCACCATTGATACCTTTACCAAATTTACCTCAACCAGTAGTAAATACACAAGCAAATGTGCAAAATGTTAATCCTACAACTAACTTGACATCAACCGAAACTGCATTACTATCTCCATCAGAACAAATTATTAGACAAAGGTTAAGGAGAACATAATGGCGAAAAAATCGGCATTACAAAAAATTGAATCACATGAAAAGCTTTGCAGAATAATGCAAAAGCAAACCTTTGAACAAATAAAAGAAATGCAAGAACGAATTAAAAGATTAGAATATTGGATAGTTGGAGGTATGGGAGCTGTTCTTATAACTTTATTAACGGACATAGCATGAATCTTTCACGGAACTTCACTCTTTCAGAGCTAATTAAATCGGACACGGCTGTCCGTAAGGGTATCAATAACAACCCTAACGCAGAACAAATAGAAAAACTAAAAGCATTGTGTGAAAATATTTTGCAGCCGGTACGTGATCATTTCGGCAGGGTCAAGATAACGAGCGGATTTCGTAGCGTAGAATTATGCGAGGCTATTGGTAGTTCTGCTAGATCACAGCATGCACGTGCAGAGGCCGCAGATTTCGAAGTGGTAGGCACAGACAACGCTGAACTTTTTGATTGGATCAAATCAAACCTTTCACCAGATCAATTGATCCTCGAGTACTACACGCCCGGCGAACCCAACTCGGGCTGGATACATTGCTCATGGATCCCGGATCAACCAAGAGCATCATTCTTACATGCATACAGATCAGAGGGTAAAACAAAATACAAACCTATTCTTGGCAAAGCAAAAGATTTAGTTTAAGGTGTGTATACATACTCAAATTCAGAATTATTAATCGTAAAGTTTAAAAAAAGATCATTTTCAACAATAGGTAAACCAGCTAAATTAAAAGATGTATTAAGAAGCATAGGGACTTTTGTTTGATTATAAAAACAATTTATTAAGTCATAGTAATTAGGATTATCTTTTCTTTTTAATGTTTGAATTCTACAAGTATTGTCAACATGCACTATAGAAGGGACTTCATCAATTGCTTTTTGTCGAGCATCAATTGCAAAAGACATGTAAGGGCTTTCTTTTAAAGTTGCTAAATCAAAATATTCATTGGCATATTCTAATAAAACTGTTCCGGCTAATGGTCTCCACCATTCTCTTTTTTTAAAAGAGTTTACAATATCTTTTGCATTTGGATTTCTAGGATCAAATAATATTGATCTATTACCTAAAGCTCTTGGCCCCCATTCACTATACCCCTGGTATATGACAAGAGGTTTTTGTTGTAAAAGCACTTCTACAGCTTCATTTTTATTTTCTATAAATATCATAATATATACAAGCTCCTATGGCTGTTCCATTATCGTTTGGAATGGGGTCAACAAAAAAATTTAAATCAGGATATTTTTTTACAAATTTAAAATTGTTAGAACAATTTAAAGCACATCCACCAGATAATATAATATTTTTACTTTTAAATTTAAACCTATCTATTAATTCACAAGTTTCATTAAATCCAATCTCTTGAGTATCTTTTGCTATTTTAACTTTTTCATAATCAATGTTATATTTTTTATCTGAATAGGCATAAGATGATAGACCCATTAATTTACCGGCATCGTGTCCTGATTTAAAACCACATGCTGTAGATCCCGAATCAAAAGTTAAACCTCCTTTTTCTTGAGAAGAAAAAACTTGTTCATATCCTCCTATAAAACTTCTATATTCAAAATTTAAATCTTTTTTAATTTTATTAAGTTGATCAATACCAACGACTTCTAAAACACTTCTAAACAAAGTGCTATATTTATACATAGGAGTTATAGAGGTGTCGGTAACATGGTATACTGATTGAACTTCGTCAAAAGGAGGTCTGTGAGTGCTAGCGCCACCCCCATCAACGACTATACAAACAGCTTCCTTAAAATTAGAAAAGTATTTACCACACAAAGCATGATATATGTGGTGATTCTTATCATTAAAATAATAAATTGGATTTTCTAATTGATTTTGTAATATTTTTATAACATCTTTATCTTTAAAATCATCACGTGATCTTTGAAATGATGCATAACAAACAAGGTCTGGTTTAAAATTTACATGATGAAGTATAGATTGATATAACTTAAAATGATAAGTTTCTGGTGGACAATTTTTTCTAAGAGTAAATCTTTCTTCATTATAAAATTTATGAATTTTTTTATCTTCATATATACATATTGAGGGATGATGAGATATATTAATTCCTAAAATTTTCATTTTAAATCCATTCTTTTAAATCTTCACCTAATACTTCAGATGCTATATTAATTTTATTCCGTAATGCTTTTACAATTTTTTCATCAACTGTATCTTCTGCTATAATATCTACATATGTTACTGACTTTGTCTGTCCTATTCTGTGGGCTCGGTCTTCTGATTGTAATCTTTTTTCTAAATCATAACTATTAGAATAATAAATTACAGTGTTGGCCTGTGTAAGTGTAATACCATATCCACCTGTTTGTGGTGTTCCAATTAAAAACCTACACTTAGGATCGTTTTGAAACTTACGAATAAAGTCTTGTCTATCTTCTTGTGAAGTTAAACCATAATAATGAACATAAGAATCTTCACCATATTCTTTAATTATTCTTTGTATAATCTCACCTACACTTAATTGATAGTTAGCCCAAATAATAGCTTTGCCCTCTGTTTCTTCAAGAACAGACATTAATTCATTTAATCTATTACTTTCAACAGACTGCGTGGACCCATCATCAGCAGTAAAATGACCACAAGTTATTTGATGTAATCGCATTAATTGAGTCAATACAGTTATGGTAGAAGTTACTTTACCATTTAATATAGCCATAGCTTCTTTTTTCATTTGTTGATAAATCTTTTTTTGATCTGGTGTTAACGTGACATAACGTTTAGTAAAAATTTTTGGTGGTAAATCTAAACAATCTTCTTTTAATACTCTGTAAGAAAAACCTTTTACTTTGTCTGATAGTTCTGCAAGATTTTGAAACGCGTGCACAACTTGTATTGATCGACCACGTACGTGCATAGTTTTCATTTCTGCATATCTATTACGAAAAGAATAGTATGAAGCATGGTTTAATAAATACGGATCAAGGAACTCGCATTGTGTATATAAATCTAAAGGATTTTTTGTAATCGGAGATCCAGTCATGATACGTCTGTATTTCGCAGACTTACCAAGACCAATAATATTTTTAGTTCGTTTTGCTGTAGGTGTTTTAATTGTTGTAGATTCATCAATAGCCATTAAAACTTTATGTGAATTTAAAAATTTAGCTGCAAATTTCATACCTTTATCTGTACTAAAAGCTTCAACATTCATAACTAAAATATGTAAAGCTGTTTCTATTTCAAACAATGACTCTAGTTTTTCTTGTTGTGTTTTTGTTATATTAGGTTGCCACAATACAGACACATTTTCAATGTGTGTTGGTAAATGTGTAGGTAGTTCTTGTTCGTACCAAGTTTTAATTACACCTTTAGGAGCAACAATTAATGCACCATCAATTTTACCTTTGTCATATAACATTGCCATGTTATCAATTAACACTTTTGTTTTACCTGTACCCATTTCCATAAAATATGCATAGGTTTCTTTATTCCAGGATTTTTCTAACGCAGTTAATTGATGCGCGTATGGTTTTGTTTTAAATTTATAATTCATAACTTTCTAACTTGACATATAGTATTACATGGTTATATTGTCAAGCATGAAAGTAATAAATGAAAAAAATGTCATTGGAAGTAAACCAACTGTGTACGTCATACAAGAAATAGCGGGTACACAAGCAGGTAATCCTAAAATAAATATTATAGGTGCATCTAGTTATGGTAAATTTAAATTTTTATTGCCAGAGTTTTCTCAAATGATTTTTTCTCCAGGTCCTTTAATTTTTAAATTAAGAAAAGGTTTAAAAGATTTTAAGCAAGGAGATTATTTACTACTTACAGGCGATCCTGCAATTATAGGTGTTGCATGTTCAATTGTATCTGATATTACAAATGGCAAATACAATTTATTAAAGTGGGATAAGCAAGAAAGAAAATACTACCCGATTGACATTAATTTATACGAGAAAGGAGAAATAGATGACAATTGATTTTGAAAAAGACCAACAAGATGCAATGAGTAAAACTGAAAATATTCAGTCTCTTGCAGATCAAGTAGAAACATTAGAAGCTCTACATTCTAGAATAGAAGCAAGTGAATCTACTATAAAAGACTTAAAAAAAGAATACCAACGTATATCAGGTGAGGTAATACCTACCATGATGTCCGAAATGGGTTTAGCAGAATTAAAACTTCAAGATGGATCACATCTTAAAGTTTCAACGTCGTATCGTGCTACTATAACAGAAGCAAATAAAGAATCGGCGTTTAACTGGCTTCGTGAAAATGGCTTAGGCGATATAATCAAAAATGAGATATCCGTATCGTTTGGTCGTAACGAAGATAACAAGGCGGCTGATTATGCCGAACTTGCAAAGAGCAGTGGGTTTCAACCGACACAAAAGATGAAGGTTGAACCCATGACTCTAAAAGCGTTAGTCCGTGAGCGTATTGAGGCAGGAAAAGAAATGCCAACGGAAATCTTCGGGGTTTTCTCGGAGAATAAGACAACAATAAAAAGGAACAAATAAACATGAACCAAGTAACAGAAAAAAAGAATGGTGCATTAGCTACATTTGATATGGAAGCAGATGCACAACAAGGAGCCCAGAATATATCGCAAGAAGATCTTGCGTTACCATTCTTAAAAATTTTGGGTCAACTATCTCCAGAGGTAAACAAAAGAGATGGTAAGTACGTCGAGGGTGCAGAGCCAGGTAAAATAATAAATACCGTAACTAATGCATTGTATGACACTATACAAGTTGTACCATGTCATTACAAACGACAGTACATTGAATGGCAAGACAGAGGTACCAGTACAGGTGCACCTGTTGCAATTCACGATGCAGATAGTGACATTGTAAGTCAAACAACTAGAGGTAAAGACTATAAAGATAGATTACCAAATGGAAACTATCTTGATAATACAGCTAGTCACTTTGTATTAATCGTTGGTGATAACCCAGAAACAGCTTTGATTTCTATGAAGTCTACTCAATTAAAAGTTAGTAGAAAATGGAACTCAATGATGTTGGGTATAAAAATGCAGGGTAAAAATGGTTTGTTTACTCCGCCAACTTACAGCCACATTTATCAACTATCTACTGTTCAGATGTCTAACGACAAAGGAACATGGTTTGGTTGGGATGTAACAAAAGTAGGACCTGTCACTGATAAAGCTATCTATGACATGGCTAAATCTTTTGCAGATTCTGTAGGTAAAGGTGAGATACAAGCTAAACCTGAAGTTCAAGAACAAACAAAAAAATCTTTGAATTTATAGAATCCTAGGTAGTGGGCGTTAAAGCGAGAGTGGAGACGCCCGCTTTTAAATTTATGAACGATAAGATAAATAATAAACCTGTTAATTATGAGGATTGGCTTAATCTTGGTTATGTAATAATACCTACTGACCAAAAGAAAGCCAGGGTCAGTTGGAAGAAAGAAGATTTTACTTTAACGAAAGAAGAATGGAAAAACAATCACTCAAAAGCACAGATAGCATTAAGATTAGATCAACACATTGATTTAGATATAGACAACTTTGTTGTCAGAAGATTTATAACACATTATTTAAAAGACTGCGGAGCAGTTTATGGTAGAAGAAATAATCCAAACAGTCATTACCTTTGGACAGGTTCCTGTAAATTTACACAATACATATTACCAAAAAGCTTTGAAAAAAACTTTGAGAAGTTTCCACATGGTGCAACTCTTTGTGAATTAAGAAGTGGTAAAGAAAGATATACAATAGTTCCAGAGTCTCCATACGATGACAATGGAGAGGTAGTTGAATGGGCAAATTATACTAACATTCACGAATACAATGGAAACATAAGAGTTGATGTAGGTAAGATTGCCTTGTCAACTGCACTTACAATTATATATCCTTCTGCTGGATCTAGAGATATTTATTGTACAGCTATAGCAGGAACTTTAATTAAAAATACAGATTGGACAACAGAAGAAATAGATAGTTTCGTTTATAATATTGCTATTGAAGCAAATGATACTGAAGCGGACAAACGTAATCAAAAAGGAACCACAGGTAAAAAAGCA